TCAATACAAACTGATTATTGTTGTACGCTTAATTAGAAGAAATTGGTTTTAAGGTCTGGCCATCCCAGGTTAGGCCTAGAGGTTGAAGATCCTCGGCCACCTTTGGTATAATCATTCCACACCTAGGATGGTGCCGCAATGTCATCCTAAGGGAAACGAAAGCCTCAAGGGCAGTGTCCTTGCTAGTCTGGTTCAATATACGAAACAGGGTGCGCGAAGGGTCGGTGGGGAAGGCTTTAGAAAACCTCCCTTCCTTGTAGTGAAACTCATGGGAGCAAAACTCCAGAGTGTCATGGAAGACATGGTTAAATTTAACCTTGTAGCCATGTGCTTCATACCAAGCCTGAGCTCCTTGCGTGGTCCGCTCGATGCAATCATCACCCATTGCGATCGCAGCAGGCACACCTGCGTGTAGTGCCATCATCACCCGCATACGTGAGTTAGTTGACGACGTATTGTAGCTGCCAGACAGCTGCACACCGGGGCTTAGCTGAGCAATAGCCCGCCCATCAGGGAGGACGTAAAGGCTCAAGCCTAAGCAACGCACACGATTGAGCAAAAGCCTTTCGTATACTGTGCCGGCAGTGCGATTTAAACACACTCTCACTTTCGCATCATCCACAAGGTTCCAATACTTGACAGACATGTCAAACCCCGAAAAGTCCATAGAACTAAGGGTATGGATTGGGCCGAGGGAGAGCAAATGATTCCCCAGATCCGCTAACTGTTCATCAGTGCCTAGCCCCATTCCGGGGGCGGAAGGGCAACTGAGATAGTTGCGAATTTCTTTTTCGTTTTGAAGGCCGCAGAGCAAACGCTCTATTAATTGATCGACTATTGAAACAGAAGCGATCAACCGCCAGCGCCCAGTAGAGGCTTTGACGGTGGTATGCGGCTCATTCTTGACGAACATCCTAACAGGATCCGTGTAACCTTCAGCAACCAGTTGTACCGCATCAAAATCGTCTAGCGATGGGGTGCCAGCCAAAAGGCGCACTCGCTTGATTACGGCATCTACCACGACATCGCGATGCTTATCTAAAAGTTTCTTGTTGTCGTTTGCGAGGGTGTTCCAAGGAAAACCCGGCCCTGCGGACATATTGATACGATACTCAAGGATATCACGCAGGACTTTTTCTAGTTGCTTATAGTGTATGGTCCCATCTAATTGGAGCCAACTGGGGGGGAGGGTTTTGGGGTATCTGCTTGTGGTTTCTTCGATGATCCTTTCCCGCGCCGCCGCCGACGGGGTTTTGTAACCTGTTGGCTGACGGGCATATTGGAGGACAAGAGAGCTATGGACTGCTGCAGAGCTGAGATCTGGCCACTGATATTGGTCATATTCGAGGTCTCTGTAGAGGGGCTCTTGACGTGCTCTAAGGCTGATAGCCGTTTCATCACGTCTTCGAGCATGGTCTTTAGGCCCTTTGAAGAATCCGACGTCGAGGAGTCTTCCACCGGATCTTTTGAAAGTGTCTCTTTCTTTGGGGGGGTGGAAGTTGAGGAGGAAGACTGTGAGGTTTGGCGCGTGGGTACCTGCACAGACCCTTGCCCGAAATCCTCGGGAGATGTCAATGTAGGGACTTCACTGTCCACGACTCCTGGGACAATGGCCTTCTCCTCCTCAGCTACAGCCTCCTTTCCCGTTGGAACCGGGGTTGCTGGTGGCTTCACGTCTTCCTTCTCCTTTGCGGGGAGAGGCTGGGGAGGGGTGGTTGGTTGCTGAGTCTCCGCACCTTCGGTGATATACATGGCGCCGGTCCGCTCATCTTGAACGTAGTAGGCGCCTCTGTTTCCGGTTCTTCTGATATCATCCAGCTCATCACGAGCGGCTTTAGTCAACTCGTCTGTTCTAACACGACGGTTGCTAGACATCAGGTACACGTCACCACGGCGAGCGCGATCCTGTTGAAGGATGCGCATATCGCCCTTGCGGTAAAAGGTGAATTCCTCATCCTCGGAGTCTGGATCTCGCGGTCCCCTATACCTCATACCTTCTCCATTGTCCATGGATTCACGATTGAACCCACATAGGAGTAACATGTGGAAAGTGACAAACTCATTCTGTTTGCCAGTAGTCCCTCCAACATGTATTCCCACGGGACGACCCTGTGAGGAAATCAAAGCTCCGGAGTAACCGTGCTTCGTAGAAATCCCGTGGGTCATGGTGAAAGGAATTGGTGAGTAAGTCAGTGCCATACCGATTGAGCGACGATAAACCTGCCCATCGAAGAAATCCAATGAGATAGGTGAATTTGGGGAAATGGTAAACTTAGGGCGCATCGCTTTGCCCAATTGGGAACCCATTCCCTTAGGGAATTTGACTAAAACAAAGTCTATTCCTCTCTTGTCGCCGCAAACGGCAGGTGCATAAATCTCAACCTCCCAATCTTTACAAAAAGGCATAGAGCCTTTTGATGTATTCATGAGAACTTTGGGGGTGGGGAGTTGGTAGCCATCTGCTGAAATGTGATAAGCCTCGTCAGTTATCTCCTGATACACATGCTGCGGGAGGGCCAAATAGAGGCCACTTCCCAACCTGGAGGATCTAAGGAGAGCGCCATGCCCGATAAGATTATGACGTGCATTCATGGTAGTGAAAAACACAACACCATCAGGGGGCGTCGCTTGGAAGGTTGTCACCGTCGTGTCCGTGCTAACCTCCCGCGTGAACGGGAGGGCGGTCGCCTCGAATTGCCGTGTGGCAGGAGGGACAGGTATCAACATTGGGAAAAACCGAGGATTTTCCAACTTCTGACTCGGTAATATTTACTCTTCAACGTCCGGCAGCTCCAGCTCAAAGCATTGAGCTGGGCTTTAATCACCATCCAACAAATACTCACAAAGAAGTAATTGTAGAGGGCGAAGGCGAGAACATACATCCACCCGGGAGATTCAAGATACAACAACACATACGAGATGGCTTGAAATAAGAAAATCCACAGGCGGAGGAGGGTTTTAAGGAAGGACAACCAATAAGGGAGCCCAGCAATCCAATCTCTGAAACTATAGAGATATGTATTAATGGCATCACGGGGGACGAGAAATTCACCCAGGGTGGCTAATGCTGCCTTGGTTGAGTCATCCATTGTATTGGTTTGTCCACTCAGCTTATTCACCACCATCACTGTTAAGAGTTCCAGTGGCAAGGACGATTTTGCCGAACGACCGCCCTTCTCCACCCCATCTGCCGTAGAGGGGGTGGGCTTCTCCATTTCCTTGGAGGGTTGCGGAAAAACCTCATGGGTATCCGCGGGAGTGGGGGTTATATTGACCCCTGCTCCGGTCATGACCTCTTCCTGAGGTTGCCAGCCCCCTGCCGGGGGCACCCGACCTATAAAAGGGTCGGGAGGCACGCCTTTTCCATGGCTCGGGGGGCGAACCCCGTCATCCACAACCCCGGGCGGAAGTAA